AACCTAAGTCAAGACTATACACTTAATATTAACTCAGATATTAAAATTGGTGGTATTCAACAACAAGGTGTACGTGCATTACAGACAGCATTAGAAGAAGGTGGTAATACAGATGGTATAATTAGTACTTACTTTCAAGGGCTTTTAGGATCGACTGAGGACGGTAACATTCAAGGTACCGATGATGCAGTAGGATCAGGCGTAAAGGCCGGTGTTAAAGGAGTATCTAATATAAACTCGCTTGTGGGGTCAAAAATGGGTGCTAAAGGTTTAATGGCATCTAAAGCTGTTGCAACTATTGCTCCAAAGAATATGGTTAGCGCTATTGAGGCTGGTCTTGGTAATATATTTAACCCTGTTTTAGCAGCTACATTTAAAGGACCTAATCTACGTGTACATAATTTTGAATGGAGAGTGGTTCCAAAAAATGCAAAAGAAACAGCAACTCTTAATAGTATTATAAGAAAGATAAGAAAAGCAATTCATCCATCTATGGTTGGTTTAATTAATGATGATGGTAATCTAGCTATGGAATATCCAGATATCTGCACATGTGCTTTATTAATGCCTGGTACAGATCAAAATATATTCTATAAACCTGCTATGGTTAGTTCGTTTAAAGTAGATCATAACGAAGGTGGACTTGCCTTCTTTCAAAAAACAGGTAATCCAGTATCCTATAAGATATCAATGATTATGACTGAGCTTGATGTTATTACTAGAGAAGATTTTGAAATGCTCGAAGAAGGTGAAGGAGTAGCAGGATAATGAAATATTTTGAGAGTTTACCGAAGATAGAATACGATGGGTATACAGTCACAAATATACTTACACGAGTTAAGTTAGCTGATGTAAGTAGTGACCAAATGGCATTTCTACCTTATACAATAGAAGAATTCGATAAACCTTGGACTATTGCTCATGATTACTATGATAATGTAGATAGAACATGGATTGTATATCTCTCTAATAATATGACTGATCCAATCTATGATTGGTATCTAGACACACGATCATTTGAAAAATATTTAAAAAAGAAATACGGCTCAATCGAAGCTGCTCAGGCGAATTTAGAGGGCTATAAAGATGCAGATGGAACATTTTACTCTATCGACACTTATACTTATAGCTCTAATCCAGATAAATCAAGCTGGGTACCAATTTATTCATATGCACGTGAAGACGAAGACAATGAAAAAAAGAAGGTAATAAAGTTGCTTGATAAGAGATATGCTCAATTAGCTGAGAAAAACTTATTGGCTGCTTTAAATGGATAAAATTTTAGCTAAACCTGGGCATTATACCCTAACAGCTTGTCTTCTTGTTAATCAAGATACAAATAATGCTATAGATCTATTAGGTGCCCTATCATCATTTACTATTAGTGAATCTATTAATCAAAATAGTTTACAATTCAAAGCTGATATTCATGAAAGTATTTCTGATGCATATGGACTTCTTGATGGTACAGAAGTTCTATTCTGTGAATGGATAACACCAGCATATATTAAAGAGCAAACAGCTCGCAGACATGTTTTTAGAGTAACTAATATAGGCGGATTATTTTTTGAGGTAGGTACACAGAGATATGAGTATACAATTGCTGGTATTGATGAGCTTGCGTATGATCAAGAATTTAATAATATAAGTACAGCATATTCTGATTCAATAACAAGTATTGTAGATAAGGTTTATAAACATGCTTTAGATAATCCTATTGAATTAATATCAGAGCCTGATAGTTATAAATTAAATACAGATGATACAGAAGGTGTTGTTGATTTAATTATTCCTAATGAGTCACCATTTAAAGCTATAGAATATTTAAGAGGTTACACATATTCAAGTAAATATCCCTCCAGCCAATATCTATTTTTTCAAAATAGCGAAGGGTACAATTTTCGTAACATGGAGTCATTAATAACAGAAGGAAAGGAAAAGCTTAGTGACGCAAAAACTAAAACAGCATTAACGTATGTATATGCACCTTCGCAGCAAATGACCAAAATATCAGATACAATAACAATGGCCTATCAAGCTGAGAATCTTATACAGTTTAATAAACATAATATGTATAGTGATTCAGCTTCAGGCTCACTTCATAGTGCTGTAAAAGAAATAGATTATATGTTTAAAGATATGACTGTTTATGAGAAAAAAATAGATACAAAAGAATATATTGGCTTTGATAAAAAATTAGATTTAAATCCAAAGTATATGGACACATTTAATAAAGAAGCAGGTTCAACAGAATACATATATACAGACGGATTCAAAACAAATAGACCAAATTTACCAGATGCTATTAATCAGAAAAAAATAAGCTCAGCTTTATTTTATTCTAATATGATACAAATAACTGTACCAGGCAATTGTGAATTAACAGCTGGTTTATTAATTAATTTAATTGTACCTTCAAGAATTAAGAAAGATAAGCAGACTGAATTTGAAAATGATGAGAATTTATCTGGTGTATTTATTATTAAAGATATACAGCATATATTTACACAGCAAATGTATTCTAATATTATAACATTAGTGAGGAGTAACTATGCCGGAAAATAGTTCAATAGATTATAATAAATTTCAATGGCACTTTGGTGTAGTAGAAGATCGAAATGATCCAATGCAAACAGGGCGTGTTAAAGTAAGATTCCATGGCGTGCATACAGAAAAAAAATCTGAGATAGCTACAGCGGATTTACCATGGGCCACAGTTGTTAACTCACCTAATAATGCTGCAACAACAGGCATTGGTGGTCCAGTAACTGGTATTGTTGAAGGCACATGGGTTATTGGATTCTTTATGGATCAAGGACAGTATCAAAAACCAATGGTGCTTGGAACTATTGCTGGTTTTCCAACACAAGAGCCTATGGATAAAGGATTTAATGATCCTAATCTTACATACCCTAAAAAAGAATACTTGAATGAGCCTGATATAACTCGTCTAGCTAGATCAGAAAAAGCTGAAGAGCATCCTATATTAATGGCTAAGAGAGCTTCAAGAGTAGAGAAAGTAGCAACAGCAAAAGCTCCTAAAATATCATTACAGGATGATAAAGGCTCAGCTGACTATGAAAATATAACATGGGATGAGCCACATCCAAGAGGCTATGAAAAGAGTGATGATCCTAAAACATATCCGTCTAAATATCCTCTTAATCATGTACGAGAAACAGAATCAGGTCACATAGAAGAGTTTGATGACTCACCAAAAGCACAAAGGATACATTCATACCATTCATCAGGAAGCTTTCAAGAGACCCAGGCTGACGGTACTAGATCCACTAAAATAGTAGGGTCTGACTATGAAATAGTTATAAAAGATAAGAATATTCAGATAGGCGGTAATCTTAATATAACTGTTAAGGGCGATGCTAAGTTCTTTATAAAAGGTGATAAGTATGAAGAGATTGATGGTAATTACTTCTTAACTGTACGAAAAGATAAAATAGAAAAGATTCAAGGCAATCATTTAACGGAAATATTAACCGATCAAGTCACTCAAGTAAATGGTAATACAGCATTTAGAGTCGGTGACGAAAATGCAAAGGGCTCAGGACACGAGATAAGAACGGTTCTTGCCTCCAAAACTGTCTCAGTAGGTGCAGCGCATAGCGAGACAATTAATGGTCCTATTACCATACAAGGTAATCAGAATAGAAATACTATTATTGCTGGTAAAGAGACATTAATAGGTGCTAAGACAGGTGATATAGGTTTTGCTTGGAACCTTAATATTGGTTCAGCTAATAACGTTAATATGAAAGCAAGCGCTAATATGCAATTAATAGCAGTCAAGAGTCAGAAGGTTGATGCAGGGGATCATCAATCAATGACTGTAGGTAATACACAAACAATGAATATAACAAGTACACAAAGCATTACAGCTAATGTAACTAACATTGATAACGACGTAAATGTAGATGGAACAGTTGATGCAAGTGTTAACGTGCTTGCTGGCGCAACAGATATACCATTAGATGGTCATAAGCATATAGGTTCAGCAACAGCACCAAGCGGCGATATATCTGATACAGGAGCGAGTAAAGCATAATGAGTTGTGGACCAGGTAAAGGATTAGAAGCATTAACTAAAGCAAAAGATGCATTAAACGGATTCACCGACGGACTAACTGCTGGTGCAGATGGTATTATGGGTAAATTAGATGATCTTGCCGCTGAAGCAGACGCAAAGATTGGTGAGGCTGCAGCTAAGATGAAAGAGATGATGCCTAATATAGAGTTACCTGAAATGCCTGATTTACCTAATCTTGAGTTACCAAAGCTACCTATCCCAGCTATGAACTTACAGCTAGAAGTTGGAGGCATATTAGGTAAACTTAATTCCGATAATCCATTAGAAAAAGCTCAAGCACTTTTAAATATGGATTCACTAAAAGATAAATTTCCTGATATGCCTGAAGCCGAACTCAATGCATTAATAGGTGACTTAAAAGCAGGAAAAATTGATATAAAAAATCTCTGTAAACTTGTTCCTAATATAGAAGTAACAGAAGAAGGTGCAGTGGAGAAAGGTACACCATCAACAGCACCAGAAGAAGCTGCAAAAGATCTACCAAAACCAGAAGAGATTGTTGATCCTGCAAAAGTGCAAGAAGCAGCTGATGAGATAACAAAAGAATTAAAAGAAGCAACTGAGAGTATTCAAGTTGATGTAACTAAAATAACAACGGATATGCTTGATAAGGTAAATCAAATAAAAGCACAGTCTAAGTTCTTAATTAAGTAAGATAAATAAATCTATGAGTAGAAATAAAAACATCGTATATTCAGATCTTCGATCAGACTTAGCTGTTAATCCAGCTACTGATGACCTACTACTTACAACTAACGAAGCGTCGATTGAGCAATCAATAAAAAATTTATTAAACACAAATAGATACGAGAGAGTGTTTAGACCAGATGTAGGGTCATCGATAAGAAGTCTTTTATTTGAAAATTCAGGTCCACAGACTGCTTATAATATACGTGAATTAATCTATGAAACAATTTTAAATTATGAGCCGAGATGTAATCTTATTGATGTTATTGTCGAAGATGATTCAGATAGAAATCAATATAACATCTATATAACATTTTCAGCTATAAATGCAGAAGAGCCAGTAGTACTGGATCTAATATTAAATAGGGTAAGGTAATGGCCGCAAATTCAGCAACACAAATCGCAGAACTAGATTTTGAAGGTATTAAGAGTAATTTAATTACTTTTCTTCAAGCACAGAGTAATATCAAAGATTATGATTATACTGGTTCTAATATTAATACAGTTCTTGATGTTCTATCATATAATACATATTTAAATAACTTTTATCTTAATATGGTAGCTAATGAAATGTTTTTAGATACAGCTCAAAATAGAGACAGTATCGTATCACATATTAAAGAGCTTAACTATACTCCTAGATCATTTCATTCTTCAAAAGCTGTTATTAATCTGCAAGTATACCCGTCTCAGAGAGTAAGTCTTATTACTGTACCAAAGTACACACCGTTCACTACGTCTATTAATGGTGTCTCAAAAACATTTACTACTGAAGATAGTTTAGTTATTAAGCCTTCAGTAGATAATTTAAATAATACACAGTACGTAGCATCTAATGTAGATGTATTTGAAGGTAAGGTTGTTGATGAAGTATTTGCAGTTACATCCGTTAATAATTTTGTAGTAACAATATCTAATAAAGAAGTAGATACGAGACATTTAGTTGTTAAAATAAAAGAGTCAAGCAGTTCAACTGCTAATTCTGTATGGACAAGAGCTGATACATTATTTGGTCTTGGAAGCTCATCTAATTCATATTTCTTAGAACCAACACAAGGTGATAAATTTAATATCACTTTCGGTGATGGTGTATTTGGTAAAAAGCCTGTCCAGGGCAATCTAGTTGAGATCTCATATAGAGTATCTACAGGTGAAGCTGGAAATAATGGTAAAGTTTTTGTTAATAGTGGATCAATAGATGGTCATAGCAATATTGCTGTTACGACTGTCACAAATAGTATCGGCGGACAAGAAATGGAATCAATTAATGATATCAAGTTCAATGCGCCGCGTGCCTTCCAGGTGCAAGAAAGAGCTGTTACAGCCAACGATTATAAAATTCTATTACAAAAAGAATATCCTCAAGTTCAAAACGTGCTAGCATTTGGCGGCGAGCAACTTACACCACCTCGCTATGGTAAAGTTATCTTAGCTGTTGATCTAGCTGATGCTGACGGTGTTCCTGAATCTTTAAAATCATCAATAGCAGGATTTTTTAAAGATAAAACACCGGTAGGTATTGACGTTGTTGTTAATATACCTGAGTTCTTATTTGTTGAAATAACCGGTAAAACATATTATAATATCACAACAACAACACAATCAACAAGTGCTATTGCAGCAAAAGCAACTAATGCGTTACTATTATATGCTAATAATAATATAAATGGGTTTGGTGTTACATATAGGAATTCAAAAGCATTAAATGCAGTTGATGCAGCTGACACATCAATTCAGTCTACTGAGTTTGAAGTAAGAGTTAAAAAGAAACTTACTCCACCAGCAACAATAAAAAGCTCATATGTAATTGACTTTAATAATACATTAGCTGTAGATGATATACTACATAGTACATCTGTAAAAACAACATATAAGTCGGCTATTGAATCAACAACATTTACATACGGCACAGATACAAGTGCATTCTTAGTAGATGATGGGCTTGGTAACTTAAAGATCGTAAAAACTGATAATACTGATAAGCTTGTTATAATTTTAGCTAAAGCAGGTACAGTAGATTATAATACAGGTAAAGTAGAAATTACATCTATATTAATACCCGCATTTACTGGTAATAATCTTGAAATAAAAGCAAGAACAGTTAGTAGAAATATTAAGACAACTAAAGGCTCAATATTACAATTGAATGCTGACGATATTACATTAACAGCTATTCCTGAGAGAACATAGTAAATGAATTTAACGCCTGATTATATCTCTAACGTTATTGAAGATCAGTTCCCTGAATTTTTTAGAGAGCAAAACTCTGATGTTGTTGCTCTTGTTATGGCGTACTTTGAATATCTAGAACAAGAAAATAAAACAACAAAATTAACACGTAGTCTTGCATCAAGAAGAGATATTGATACAACTGTACAAGATTTTATTATACATTTTAAAAATACATTCTTACAAGGCACTCAAGAAAAGAGTATTGCTGATGAGAGATTTTTAATTAAGCATAT